CCACCTTGTTGACCGTACCAAACAGTCCTTCTAATACTAACTTGTGACAATTATGAACTAAAGCGCCTTCAATAAAATAATTATGGTTATCTTCCACGTTTATATCATACACATCATTATCATAATTTATTTCAGATATAGATTCTATTTTTTCATTATATAATTTCAATTTTCCACCCCTTCCACTTTCCCTGTATAACATACGAATCTTCCTTTATGCTACGGGCCATGCATGTTTTAGGATACTCACAACTTAGGTTTAATCTAAACCATTCTCTAATACCAATACCAATTACCATATGTATATCGCCGATATTAGTAATAACTTTATAATCATTTTTAGATATGTGTTTACCCATTCTACTTTTTGACATTTTATCTCGTGTAATAATACTCATAGGGATACCTTTATTCCAACTGGATTGTCCTAATCTACTATCTCTAATTTTATTTCTAGTTTCCTGCGAGTGAGTTTTTCCAAACATAACATGATTCGTACCAGACAGATATGTTCGATTTGCAACCATTTTTTTCTTTATATCATCAGACTTTTTAGTGCCATACATTTCAACTAAAGTTTTGCCCTTTTTATTTGAAACTTTACCAAACATTGGATGATATTGACCACGTAATCTAGGTGTATTACTGTTAATTTTATCTTTCGCTTCCTTAGTTAAAGAAACTCCTGCCGTATCAAATCCAACACATTTTTGATTCGACTTATTATAATATAAATTGTTGCATTTAACATCTAACTTTTTATGGTATCGAACTTCTTCTTTTACAGCATCGGTTCTAGTGTTATGTCTTGTTAATATAGTTTTCTTTGGAATTTCGTTAGGGGTGTGTTTAGACGACCCATAATATTCATCTTCACCAATATTACAGCTACAAGAACGAACACCATGATAAAGCATTCCATTAACGTATTCTAAAAGATATGTGTAATGATTCATATTATTATTTATATAAAATAAGAACTCCAGAACTAGTTTATAAGTAAATTGTCTAGTAGAGTTAATTCTCTAGCTTCAACCCACCCTCTATTTGTAGTATATAGTTTATGTCCCGGCGTGCATTTTATAGTTCTATTATTAGTTTTAATTAGCAAAAGTTTACCTTTCTTAGGTCGGCCATTATTATATACATCCAACACTCGTTTATATTGGACAGTTTTATTATTTTCGTTATATGATAACACCATATCACCAGACACGACTTTATCTATATTTTTGGGTCCTGTGGAAGTGGTTACCCTCATATCACTAGTAAAACATTGTGTTCCATCTAATGTTCCTGTTAGACCTATTCTATATTTACAATCAATAAGTTTAGACATAATCTCTGTTAATGATTTAGATTTAAATAAATGAGCTTCATCACCAAACACTACACCGAACTGGTCAAAATATTCTTTCGGTAACTTATATAAACTTTGCCATGTAGATATTAAAACTTTCTTATCTGTTTGATTAGAATAACCACTATACAGTCTATGACAATTTTTTTCTACATTCCAGCCATATGATTTAAAGTCAGAATACATTTGTTCAACCAATGAGGTTGTAGGTACAATTAACAATATTCGATTGTTAGTCTCATCTTTAATTAGATGTGTATAGTAACGAATGAGAGCATAGATGATGAAAGACTTACCTGATGCTGTAGGACTAAGTAGGAGTGCCCTATTGTACTTTAAACTGTGATATATAGCGTCTACTTGATAATCTCTTGCTTCAAACTTTTGACCTAAACTATTAGAAAACTTTTCAACAATATCTTTATCTACTTTATTTTTTACTTCAACATCTTTACCACAGACAATATGATATTCTCTTTCTTCGGCAAATGCTTTAATGTAAGGAAATAATCCAAAGTATATCTCTTTGGTCTTTTGTGAAAATAATCTTATCTTACCATCCCACATACGATTACGAAATGCAGGTATGAACTTATAACCAGGAACATAGAATGTAAAAAATTCAGATAACTCTCTCTGAACATTTGGGTCACAATCTACGGTTAGATATACCTCATTCTTCTTCTCTATTATAAGAGTGTCCATAGATTATAAAACCCAAGTCATTATACTATATCTCACACCACTAGTAACTTTTTCTACTTCGTGGGGAAACATAAAATTTGAGGGAAACACAACAGCTGAACCTTTGTCTTTATCTAAAGATTCACCACATAATGTAAATTCGCCACCACCATAATCATCATTTAAAAATATTAAAGATGTAAGATGAGGATAACCTTGTTTCTGTCCATGACTATGATGAATATTATCTATATGTTCTTTCATAAAACCACCAGTCTCATAACAGTTAATTCTAAATCGTGTGTATTCTTGAACTTTTATTTTATTATTTTCTTTGACATAATCATCAACTGCCATTTCAAAACCTTTTTGTATATCTTTATAGAACATATCTTTTGGTCCTATCCAATATTCTTTCATATCAACTTTAGATGATCCTGTGTTTGATTTTGTTGTAGAGAAGGTAGATGTTTTCCATCCTTTGAAAGTATCTTTATTATAGTGAGTTAATATACTATTACAAATTTGTGAATCTAATACTTTAGGATAATAATATATAAAATTAGAAACTTGCTGATTGGAATTCATGATGTTCTCCTACTTGTCCTTTAATTTGTATATTCCACGCTATACTTATGCGTTTATTATTAGACTTATTTTGTTGAACCCAATGTGGTAACCAAGACGGAAAAAATACTGCTCTATTTTGTTTAGAAGCATAACTTAGTAGACTTGCATTGTTTACTGTAGTTTCTTTTTTTCTAGGTACAATCACATCAGCTGCAGGTCGTGGGTCGTGAAAAACTATACTTGCACCTTGATCTGAATGTAAGTAATAAGTACCACTTAAAAAATTGTTTGAATGAGTATGCGTTGGATGATGTTCATTACTTTTTAAAACATTTGCCCACATATCTGTTATTATAATATCATCAACATCATAGTCTAGTTTTTTAATTATCTGTTTACTTGTGTCTAAAACTGCCTTTGAGAAATTATAAAACATTGATTGTTTGTGAAGATTGGCTGATTTAGTTTGCCAGTTATTATCATAGTCTCTGTTCTTCCATAGATTACTAATGTAATCTTTCATACCTTGGGTGTCTTTTTCTGGTATAAAATCATCTATTAAAAATAGATTAGTTGCGAATATTTTTTGATGTTCCATTGAATATATAACTCCCTTTACGATTCCACTTAATAAACACCATGGGTATTAATCTCATGTACCATGGTGTAGGGCGACTACCTTTTGTATCGTTCCACAATGTGTGTACTCTTCCGTATTTACCTATTTTTGATAGACCTACACAAGCAGGCCAACTAGATTGCTCCACTAGTAAACTTTTTCCATTCTATTGCGTTCTTAATTAAAAATGTTCTATTGTTTATACTTCTTAAAATTTGTTCAAGATATGAAACAACTTGTTTTAAGTATGCAGCCTTTTGATCTGCCTTTTGTAATTCATCATCTGAATCCATATAGATATGTACATCTGATTTTAAAACTTTTAAGTTAAATGGTTTTTCTCTGTAAATAGATTCATCTGCTTTACCTGTATAATATTCCCACTTTTGTCTTATCATTAATTTGTGGTCATATTCTGCCTTCTTTAATAATAAAGAAAACTTGTTAAAGTGTTGTAGGTATTTGTTATGTAATAAAGGTATCTTAATTGATTCGGCATCTAGTTCCGTATCATCAATTTTAAAATCTCTATCTACTTGTTGTTGTAATTCTTCTAATGTCATATTGGTATTATATCATATTTTGGAGAGAAAGTCAAGGCTTTTGACCATTTTATTTTGAATTAATATTAAGTAGTAGAAACTTGTACTATTTCATAATACATATAACTAAAACTTGCTGATCCTTGTAAGTAATCAACATCCGACTGTTTAACATCATAACTTAAACTACCAAGTGCGGTTGGATAGACATTCTTAAATCGTATTTCGGTTTTAGCAATATTCTTACTGTTTAATATTGTCAAGGTTGCGTCTGAATAAATCGCACCTTCATTTAATGGTGTAGCTATATTTGAACCTGTGACTGCTGAACTAGCAGTTGAACCAGCAAATCTATCATTACCTGTTCTTAAAAGAGCTGCAAATTGTTCGTCAGATTCTGGTGAACCAAGACCAATCATCCAATCATGTAACTCTTTATAGTTATTTAAATTTTCATCAACTAGAAACGATAAGTCTAACGTGCCAAAAGATAGTGTAGATCCAGGTAGTTTTATAGTCTGCAATCTTGTTGGCTGACTTACTTCGTCTAATGTTATTGATGGTAGATTGCAAGTTTGTACAAAATATTCCGTTAGTGGTAGTTTGTTTATTTTGAATCTAAACTGTACAGGACTAGCATAGTCTTGCTTAGATGGTTCTCTAGTATAAACATTTGTTTCTGTCATACTACTATTTATACGTTTTTAACAAGTATGACCTCGGCAAAACCGAAGCCATTTGTATTTTGATGTTATGTGTAGCAGATAGGGTTTCCTGCTCTATCATTAGGTAAGTCTTTACTTTTCATTTCAATAACAGCGTCTTTTCTATTACTGATTTTTACCCCTACGATTTCGTCAAGATTATTGTTATCCACTAATTGTTCATTACAATATTTGATAACTTTTTTTTGAGCACCCTCAGCAGTTTCTGCCTTGATGATTTCTTCTCTAGTTGAAATTGATTTTTCAATCACGTCAACTTTCACTTTGTATATTTTTGTCATGTAACCTCCTTAAAGATTTTCATTATTTATATTGTATGATACCAAATATCCCTTATGTTGTTTTAGTTTTTTTTGTGCCACTTTAGTTAAATTTCCTTGATCTAATTTGTGTGTTCTTGCAAATTCTAACAGATTAATTATATTAAAAGTGTGACCTTTAGGGTCTGTGATAACATATTCTCTTTGTCTGGCTTCTCTCATCATCTGCTTCTGATGGTCAGTTTGTTTTCTGCCTATTCCGGCTTTTGATATATTTAATCTATGCTCTGGAGACATCTTCTTTCCTTTCCAATGTGCAAATCTACTCATGTCGCCTGTGTGTTTACAGCCCATACGATCTTCTCCATTGTGTTTATGTATCTCTCTTAGCATTTCTTCTTTACCTATGAGACCAGATAACCCTTTATATGCGAGTTTATCTTTCCAATGACCCCCTAATTTCCATAATCGTTTATGTTCTTTAGCGTGTTCTTCGATAGTATATTCAACTAGAGTATTTGTTCTAATTCTTTCACCATGTTTAAATTCTATAACGTGGTGTTTATGTATCATTGGTTTCATATAACTATTTATAAGGTTAGTAATTTTATGTATTTAATGTTAGAAAAAAAAGGGCGACTATTTCTAATCGCCCTTTAATATATATTTCTACTGAAGAAGCAGAAAGTCGCTTACATTATGTTTACGACTTTTGTTCTTCTGTAGTATACATTAGTATCTCCAGCAGCAACTGCACCAGAGTTATCTATAGCACCAGCACCGTTTGTTGTAGCAAAAGGATTCTGAACCATACCATATCTAGTTTTGAAGCCGATCTTAGGTTGGAAACTATCCTGACCAACCGCTCTCACCATTTGTAGTGGAACGTATGGACAATAGAATAATCCTGAATCATAAGGTGAAGTACCTTTATATCCAACAACATAGAATTGACTTGCGGATACATTCGCTGAGTATGGATCAACATACACTTTGAATTTACCGTTAAGTACACCAGCGAAAGTATTTCCTGTGTCATCAACATTTAAATTAGTTGATAATGCAGGAGCATAATCTAATACACCAGCCATTTGTAAAGCAGAAGCAACATCAGCAGAACATAAAATTATATTCCCTTTACCTCTTCTTGTTAATTGACCGATAGCGTTAGCATCTCTCTCTAACTGATATAAAAGCCCTTTGAACTTCTCAACTGACCAACGACCATTTGAGTCTGTGTCAAGATCAAAAATTCCAGCAGTAGTAGTATTAACTTGAGCGCCCGATCTAGCGTGTGAGTAAATTGTTCTCACAACTTCACGGTTAATCTCAGCAAGAATTTCACTTGATAAGATGTTAGCAAGTTCTGTTTCAGCGTCTAGACCGTGGATTGCTTTTAAGTCTTGAGCAAGTTCCATAGTGTACTCTGCTTTTAGAGCTCTAGATTTTGCAGTAACAGTTACTTTATCGATTGAGAAAGCCATTTCAGCGAACTCATCAGTTCCGTCACCTAGTGTTTCTGACTGAGTAGTTGACATACCAGAACCAGTAGTATAAGTACCAGCTGATGGGCTATCATTTAAAGTAGCAGGGTTAGTTCCCGCTTGAGCGTCAGTTGAACCAGTGTCACCAGCAGCGTCTCTAGCAGAAAAGTCTGAATCAGCTTCGTTAAATAATGCCTCTGTTCCACCTTGTGTTGCATATCTTGACTTCATAGCGAAGATAAGCCCTGTTGGACCAGTCATTGGTTGTACACCACAGATGTCATAAGCAATAAGATTAGGCATTGCTCTTCTAACTAGTGATATTAATACTGGATCCCAGTTGTCCACAGATGAACCAGTTGCGTTAGCAGGGGCTGCTTCTTGAAGATAGCCTCTATCTTCTCTTGTTGCTTTTTCTTGGTTTTCAAGAATAACAGTTGTAACAGCTCTCTTATAAGCATCACCAATATTAGGTAAATCTGGATGCTCTAGGACTGGCTGCCATTTTTCTTGTAAGTTTTCAGTAAGATACATTTTTATCTCTCCTTGTTATTATTTACAGTTATTAAAAACATTAAAACTTTGCAGCTTTAAGGTTCTTTGATATTGCGGCCGTATATGCAGCCATAGCATTCGACTTACCAGCAGAAAAATCAGCAGGTTCGTTTGCCGCCACAGAATCAACAGAACTTTCTTCTGTTACTTCTGATTTCGTTTTAGGGAAATAAGATTCTTTAATAGTATCTAACTTCTCTCTAAATTTCTCAGCACTATCGTACTCAACATTTTCAGCCATAGAAACAAACTTCTCTTTTTCTGTTTCTGCTAAATCAGCAGTTACTTCTAAGATTGCTTGTTTTTTGTTAAATTCAGAAATAGACTTAGTCAGATTTACATTCTTTTCAATCTGTTCATTAAGTTTTGATTCTAATTCTTTGGTTTGGTTTGTTAAGTCGTCAAGCACATTGTACTTCTCTTCAGGAACATCAATATAATGTTCTTTAAATAAAGTTTTAAGTCCAGTAATGAAGTCCTCAGCGATTTCGGTACGAATACCTCTTTCTACTGCTAATTCATTTTCTTTCATCCACTCTTCAACAACATAGTTTAAATATGAATCGACTTTTTCGACCATAGCTTCTTTTACTGTTTCTTTTTCAGTTGAAAGTTTTTCTTTATACTGAGCCTCAAGCACTTTTACCTGTTCTTGTATTCTTGTTTTAACAGCAGTTTCAAATATAACGGCCGCCTTTTCTTTAAATTCTTCAGAAAGGTCGGCGTTTGATGAAACTAGTGCCTTAACATCATCAGATAAGTCAATTTCTAATTTAGTATCAACTTCAGCGATTATATCGCCTTCAGCATTAACTTCTTCAGAAGCACTAGATGGTTTTTGATCTTTTTCTAAAGAACCATCTTTTGCATTTTTAAGTGACGGATCTGAAGCTTTCGATACCTTTTTCGCAGCGTCTGGGTTGCTGTCAGTAGATTTAACTACAGGTGCACCAAGATCATCAGCGTCATTTTTAAGGTGAGTAGGTTCAGTTGGAGCAGCGTCTTTATTAGCCGCATTTTTTTGCTCTTCTACTGTCTCTACTGCTTTAGTTACTTCGGTTTCAGACATTCGGTCTCTCCTTGATATTAAAAATTAATTAATTTTTAGTCTACTATTATTTATAACAATTACCATTTTAAACCTAACGCTTATTGTAAAAGCTGCGTAGGTTTTTATAGTTTTGTTATAAAGTCTTTAAAGATATTTGCTTTCACTTCTGCAAGTTCTTTGCGTCTAGTGTTTTCAATTTCTTTTTTGTATTGTTCAATTTCCATACTTTTCAGCACTCCATTATCCCACACCCATTCTTTGCCTTCCATGATACCTTCTACGAAAGCATCTGGTGCACTAGGATCTGCAACAATGTCTGCTGCGGTAGCAAGATAGAAATCTCTACCAACTGTACCGTTAGATATTGAACCCATACCTCTTGATGATACACCCAATTGAGCACCTTCGTCAATTAAATTTTTAACGATTTTGCCGTAAGGAGTGTCCATTATTTTCGCCTCGCCAATGAAGTTTTTACCTTCACTTTTAAGACTAGTTATCATGTGAGAAACTCTTTCAAGATTAACTGTTGGTCCGTCAGGATGTCCTAGTTCTCCGAAAGCTCTTTTCTTATTGATAAATTCTTTTGTGTATCGTGCAACTTCTTTTGCAAGTGTTTCAACTGGATAAACTCGACCATTACGGTTCTTGATATCCGCCTGCATGAAAACACCTTTAATCTTATATGACCTGCCACCGTTTGCTGTTGCTTCAGTCAGTACTTCGATATCTTCAATTGTTTCTGTAATTAGTTTCATCTCTCCGCCTTTTCTTTATTGTAGATTTTGTCTACTATCCCCTTTTTAAGTTCTTCTTTTTTAATCCCTAACTTTTCTGCAAATGCCTTTTTAAATTCATCTGCAAGATAAGTCTTAGATTTTGTTCCTACAATTCTTTCTAAAATTGCTCTGGAATAATCTTTTTTCTTTTTAGGCATTATCTCACTTCTATTATAATGGTATAGTTATCACCTGCAACAAATCCTTTTGTTGAAAATAATATATCTCCAGCTGGACTAGTATTCGCTGTTAATGTTGCGTTATTAGGAACAGCATTACCTGCTGTATATAAATCCCAATAACCTGTGCCAGAGAAAAAACCAATTGTTTTATTTGCAGCGCTTGTTCCACTACCTGCCCAAAGTATTTCAACTCCTGATTTACCATTTGTTGTATTGATTGCCCAATAAATCTTTGCAATAGATTTGGTTGCATCTTCAGACATAAAATTTAAAGCACTAGCATCAAATTTCGTAACAAGAGTTTCACCTGAACCGTCACTTATATTAGTCAGTTTTATAACCGTTTTTACACCAACGGTATCTGCTAAAGTTTGTGTAGTTACGACATCAGCCATATTTAATTTCTCCTAAATTCTGTTATTAACAAATAATTTGTAACATTTGCGTCTGTTGTTAATAACAACTGTTTATCATTCCCAAATTTTAACTGTCCTGGTCGTAATCCATACTTACCATTTCCAATTAAAATCAAATCATTTTCTTCACTGGTTGAACTAATCGTTAGTGATCCAGTTCCTTTTATCTGATAGTGACACTCAATTAAACTTACTTTAGATTCATTCGTTCCGTCAGTAAGTTCTTCAGCATCTACCAAACTCTGGTCAACTTCGTTTCCAATACCTGTTGACTTAACAGTATATTTAGAAGCGATATCAACAACCGGCGTATTCTTAATTGTCATAATAATTAGGCAGTAAATCCTGATTCTTTTCTTAATTCTAGCATAACAAAACCAGAAGTTCCGTAAGCGGTTAACTTCATATCTCCTGAAGTTAAGCCAGTATTTGTTACTCCGTTTTTGATTTTACCAGCAGTACCATCATAGTGTCCGTTTCCAGCAAGGTTAATTGCCACAATATCAGAATCACCTTCAAAATATATTGCACACCAACCTGTATTATTATCTGCTGTTCCTTCTACTAAAGACCACCACGCTCTTGTGATGGATAATTTAGCACCGGCAGCGTGTCCTACTAAAGTCGAAGCATCAAGTATAAGTGAATCAGCTGCAGTATTAGCGTTCATATTAACCAAAACAGTAACTAAACCGCCAGCCGCACCACTACCTGTTGCAATACTTGTATCTTTTAGTGTTTGTGTCGAAATTGCCATATCTTATTCCTCTATTTTATTAATTCGTTGTCAAAATAATCTTCTATACTAGAAACTTTGACATTGTGGTTTCTAGCAACTGTTGTGATAATACCTTCAATCTTACTTACGATAGGATCAGGTGCTTTATCAATCATACTATAAACAGCATCAACAGCAGCCTTTAGTTTTGGTGATAGTTTTTTATACTCAACACCCCTTTTAGGTCCGCCATATATTCGTTCAGATATTTCTCGTTTAAACTTCTGGAACGATAGGTTACTCATCTTCTTCTTCATCATTGTCTATCTCAACAGGTTCAGGTGTTTCTTGTTCCTGTCCTAGTTTGTCTAGACCACTAGCGTCTTGTATTGCCTCTAGCTCTTGTGAGCTGTTTAGCCAATCATTAGCAACAGTTTGTCTTTTATCGTCTAATGCTTGTCCTATTTTATCAGACAATGCATTTTTAAACGCATCTTGAGCGGCAATATTATCACCATCTGCAAGTGAATTAACCATTTTAACTACATTTTCATTATCAGACATAATTATTGTTCTCCCATACTATTTATATCAGTATTATCATCATCTTCCAAAGTCTGTCCTTCTGGTGACGCAATAATACCTTGTTTTATTTCATTAGCAATTTGATTATCAATTTCAATAATATCTTCATCACTCTGTCTTAGTACATATTTTCTAACATAATCTACAGAAAAATATTTACCAATGTAAGGACTGATATCATTTGCAAGACTTAATCTTTCTTTTAGTAATTCTGCATTTTTTAGTTCAGAAAAATATCCATCTTTTAGATAATCATATTGTATATGTTCTTTAATTTTACTCCAATCTTCAATTGTGATAACACCTTTTAAAACTAATTGTGTTTTAAGTATATCATTAAAGAGAGAAGAAAATCTTTTTCTTAATCTAGCAACAAACTTTGTAAATTTAAGTTCGTCTCTTGTTATCTCAGCAGCTTTGCCCATGTTGAAACCATTTTCTGATTCCATTCTTGATATAGGCACATTTAAAGATTTATATAATTTCTTTTGAAAATATACAACATCTGTAATTTCTCCAAGATTTTGACCACCTGCAAGTGTAGTAACTTCGGTGCCTTTTGCACCTTCTCTACGAGGTAACCAGAAATCTTCAAGCATTGACATATGTTTTCTGTCATCTCTAATCTCACCAGTTGAAGCATCATAGACAAGTTTATTTCTATATCTTGCCATAACATCTCTTAAATATGCTTCTGCTTTTACTTTTGGAAGATTACCAACATCAACATAGAATATTCTTCTTTCAGGTGCTCTTACTATTCTGTAAATAACAACAGCATCTTCAATCATTCTTAATTGATTGACAGGTTTAATTGCCTTGTGTAAATGACCCATAACCATATTTTTAGTTTGGTCAATAACACCAGATGTTACATATGAAATCGAATCAGTAGAAATTTTAAGACCAGCATTTGAATTTGCGGCAGATATTCCTTTTTCATTATAGACAAACCATTCTGCTGTGTTTTCTATAATTTCGATTCCTTTACCTTTTGAATCTCGTTTTTTAGAAACCTCACGAACTTTTTTAATTTTTCGTGGATCAATATATCTTATTTCTGTTAGTCCTTTTCGTGGACTGGTTGGATCAATAACTTTGTGAAAGTAAATACGACCATCAACATACCATCGTCTGAATATGTCGTGACCTTTTTCATCAAAGTTTAATAATCTCATAACTTCGTCAAACTCGTCACGAATTTTTGTTTTGATACTATCAGAAATTGCTAACTTATCTAATGAAACTGTGACCGATTGGTCTCTTTCATCTGAAACGATTGCCTCATTAATAATATCTTCAACCGCCATATCACATTCTGGATGTTGAGCAACTTCACGATATCTTTTAATTAAATCAACATCATTCTTAGCAGTAACTTCCATATCCAAGTATTGGCCAAAGTATCCGCCAGCAGATATGGTTGTAGTACCATCGTCAGGAGATGGCACCGTGAAGGCCTGTTTGGCCTCCGCCGGTTTATCTCTATCGTCAGTTTGTCTTGTTATTTGGAAGCCAAGTAATTGTACCATAATATATTCTCCTTATAACTTATATTTATTATGTAGTAGTATCTGTTTCAAAATACTGATATGTAAATGAACAACCGAACTCTTCAATAGCATTATTTGTGCCATAGTTAAGTGCGATATCATCTAGAGCAGTTGGGAATGCACCTCTTAAAGTATAAGATTTAAGTGTAGTTCCGTTTCTGTCTAACTGGTCAATGAATATATCAACTTGATAATCAACAGGATTTGTTAACCCTTCGTTATCAGTCATATTGTTCATACCGTTCATCCATCTTTCTAGACCTCTGTAAATTTTGAAGTCTGTATCGTTTAACACAGTAATAGACCATGGATTAAATGTTCTATCACCAACTAGGTTAAGTATTCTTCCTCTAAAATTAACAGGAATAGTACCAAGATTTTGCCCAGGTATTGATGTTGCATTACATAAGAATGCTAAGTCAGCAGTCTCTCCACCAACAGAAGCGTAACCAGGAAAAGGCATTGTTACCTTGAATTGATTAGCTCTTGCACCACCGCCTTTTAGTCGGGCTTTAAAGTCATTAATATTAGCCATTGTTTATCCCTCCTATGCGCCTGCTACTTCTGAAAAGGCAACACCTGTTCTAGTAGCAATAAAGTTAAGTTGTATGAAGTTAATAGAACGAGCAGGTTTGATAAAGATATCAGCCCTAAATTCGTTTCTATCAATAACATCTCCAGTATTATTTGTTTCATCACAAATAACGCTAAAGTCTGTAACACCTCGTCTACCTTGTACATCTCTTAAAAACGGTTCTACGAGATTTCTAAAGTTTGCTCTTGTAAATTCATCATTGAACTCAAAGAGTTGAAACTTAGAAGCAGTAGAAATCGCTTTTTCTAGAACAATGAACAATCTTCTTACATTGATTCTATCAAACGCACTTGGTTTTGATTGAGCAGTCTTATCACCAAACAATACAGTTCCTTGACCAGGAAATGATACAACTGGATTTACTCTTGCTTTGTAGAGGTCATCCCTTTGAGTTTGATTTGGATTAAAGGCAAGTTTTACTGCGCCTCTGATTTGACCACGACTAAATCCGCCTGGTGAAAACCAAGGATCTGCAATACTATCTGTTCTTGCACAAAGACCAGCGATGTCACCGTTTAGAGGAACATATCTGTAAACATCATTGTACCTGTCAAACATATACTTATAACCACTATCGATTACTGCATAAGATGTTGAAGGTAAACCTTCAGCAAATGATTTGACATTAGCAGCTTGTGTAATTGCGTTAGCAACATCTACAACATCTGATCTCGCAGGTGAAATAAATGCAACACAATCTTTTCTTGCAGTTGCAATATCCATAACAGCAGTTGCTTTTGTGTCGCCAGTAGCGTCAGTGTCTGTCTGTGAAGGACCACAAAGAAGTAAAGATACATCTACATTTTCTGTATCACTAAACTTTTCGTATGCAGTTGCAATCTCAGCATTAGTTGCAGCAAAGTCATCAGTACCGCCATCAAGTGAAGTGTTAGATACTACATATGGGTCGCCAACACTATTATCAAAAGTTTGACCTTTTTTAGGAAGTCCATCTGATAAAGTTGCAAGATGATCTATCCAGTAAATATACTGTGATTGTGCATAAAGCACATTTGGGTAATAGTTACTTGAACCTTGTGCAGTTTTAGCATCAGTTGCCTGTGAAACACTTTCAAAAGTTTCTAGTATTGATCCAACTGTTCCTGTAATTGCACCATCTTCATCTACTACTGCGATATGCATTTCATCTAATGAACCGCCAGCAGCAGATACATCATCTGTGGTTGTTGGTGGTGCAGAAAATTGAAAGTAATACTCCCAATGCCTTCTTATTTTAGCATCGTCAACAACAGCGTGTCTAAGACCGCCTGTTTCTGTAACACCTGTAGAAATATTAAATCTTGCAATTGTTAGATCATTAGTGGATATTGCTGTTATCTTGTAATAGTGTCCAGCAGGTGCATCAGTCCATCCAGAGGCATCTCCAAACTCTAAGATGTCGCCAACTTGCATTAGACTACCATCATCAACAGTAATTGATGTATCTCCGATAGCAGCAGAAGCGTCAGCAACTAGATTACCACTCATTGAGTGTGGACCGAAAGCAGTAGAGTTAGTACACATAGAAACTTTTAAACTGTTTCCTAATAGTCCTGCCTCTCTTGCAGCAAAAGGACCTATATCAGTTACTTGTCCTGCGCCTGTGGCAGACGAATAAGTCGCTAAATAGTCCGTTGTATTTTTTATTAAGATAGATGCGCCT